GTAAACCATTTACGATACGAAGAGATACTAAGTATGTCATCATTACACACATCACATTGTGATATGCGTTCGCCTGCCATAAGTTTCTTCCGAATGTCTTTCATATATGGTGAGTTCCAATGTTCTTCTAAACTGACAGGATTGAAATCGTCTGCTAGTGTTTTAGATTCTTTTATCTCGCCATACTTCTCATCGTTAGTCGCATCGATATACTGTTTTTGAAACGAGTGTTCTTCTCTACTCGCACAACACATTCTTCTCTCTGCTTGTGGAGATATGTATGTGTGTGACCACGGAGCCATGCAGAAAGTTTTGTTCTCACTTTCTTCTGTACAACTTCCGTCGCTATTCCAAATTGGTACTATTCTTTGAGTCACTAGTTATTCCTGTGGTAATAATGTTGGATAATCTTTAAACGGAAAAAGAGTGCCCAAGTCACAGTTCCAGGCATGATTTCTATTTCTTAAAATTTTATCTTCAATAGTACTTATCTTCATTTGTAACTCTTCGATCGAGATATCACTTATTCTTTTTAACTCGGCATAGTATGCTGTTTGTCTTTCATGTATATCTATTATTGTATCAAATGAGTAATCAAAAATCTCATCATATAACTCGAATCCGAGATTTTTTAAAATAGAATAATAACTTTGGCAGTTAAGAAATAATGATATCTTTCCATGAAGATAGGGTTTCCATGTTTTTTCGGTAATGAACTGATGTGCATCCGGAACTGTTTCAACTCCAATATCAATTAGACTATCAGTTAGATAATAAAAATCACTCACGGTGTCTTGGTTTGTATGAATTTCTAATTCGTCTAACGATATATCAAGTACTGTTGTTTTTCTAAAATCGAATATTTCTGTGTCACTAAAGCCACACTCTTCAAGATGTTCGTCCCATTCTTTTGTAGTTTTTCGTCTTAGCCAACTCCAATGACATTTGTCAATAATACCAGTTTGATGTAACCACGTTACTAGTTCCGCCCGGTAACGACAAGCGACAGCATTCAAGCATATAAAATGTTTTGTTGGATTACTGTTGTAATCTGCTATTTTATTATTAGCATTTAATTCTGTTAGTCTATTTCTTGTTCTTGACAATAATCCGAGGGGATATCCAATGGTTTTAATATTTCCAATAGACAAATTGTTTACTGATAGGTACTTTGTAACGCTGTCTACAATAGCAAGATCACCATTGATGAATGTGCATTCGATATTTTCATCATAGTATGAAACATTTGAATTCTTTTCAGTGACATAAAATCCTTTTTCTACAATCTGTGAGAACACCTTGTCTCCCATATCTAAAAATGGTTCGGTAGTATATGTGATGTAAATTTTATCTGGTAGTCCATGGTCATTATCAACTCGGTCTTTTATAAAAGCAGCCAATCTTGGTAACCAGTGATTATAAGAGTTTCCATCTAAAGTACATAGTACAATATTCTTGCCTGGTCGCAAGTCTACAACCATATCAGTGTCTTTCTCCTTTGCCAAATAACTGATGTATTCTTCGTCAGTTGTGATTTGCATAATCTCTTCTATCATGATTCTGTTACGCCAGTTCTTCCATAAAACAGAACTAAATGTTTACTCATCAACATTAACTCCACCCAACTCATCAGTGTCGGTGTTCCAGCCAGCAACTAGTTCGTGTGCATCATCACCACCGTCATATGCTTCCATAGTTGCTGGGTCGCCTGCTCTGTCTACTGCCACTAGTTCTATTCTTTTCGACAGTATATCTTTTTCACTAGGAACTTTCGCTTCAAGTGAAGTAAACCAGTCTGCTAATGGTCCAGGAAATGTAGATACGAAATCTTTTCCTCTACGTATATCATACTGAGCAAAGAACGACTTGAAATCATTATACAACTTCGGTGTCTCTGCTGTGTTCTTGTGTGGAGTCTTAATAATATCTAAGTAGTCAACCAGTCTACGAACACTTTCTTTCTCTCCATCACTTAGCATTTCCTGTGGACGCTCACTCTTATACCAGTTATCTAACTTCTCTTTATAGAATGTTTTAATGTCTTCTGGTAGTATTGCCGCACTTTGAAATGATGGGAATCTTAAGATATTCAGTGTCATAGTTGGTGCTTTGTTTCCATACTGTTCACGTAAATCTAACATCTGGTCCATAAATTCTGTAATAGAAACTAAACAAAGAGAGTTGATAGTCATCATCATATGAAGTTTTTTAACGTTACTTTCGTTTAGAACTCTATGTATATTACTCATCCACAGGTCGTAGTCAAGTCCATCACGAATGTACTCGCCTTGTACTCCTGTTGCTTCCATACTCGTGTATACTTCGAGGTGTGGAACATGCCAAGACTCTTTTACAAGTCGGTCTAACACTTTAGGAGTGTCAGGACACATATTAGAGTTGATAGCGAATCTCATATCTTGCCCTCTATCTGGATTGTCTTTGAACCATTGAAACAGTTTCCATGTGCCTTTATGCATAATAGGTTCACCGCCAGTAATACGAATCTCTTCTAAAGAGTCTGCTAAGTCACTTTCCCACCACTTATGAAATGCTTGTATGTATGGGTTGTCTTCTTGCTTCTTAGTTGCAGGTTCGGCATATGGTGCGGTATCTTGGAAATGTCCGCGACCATCAGACTGAATGTTCTGATAGCCACCATAGTCGTTGATGTCTTTAACCCATGCTGTACTAAATGCTGGATTACAATAAGAACATTTAAAGTTACACGCTCGGTCGAATGAAATCTCAAGCGTCTTTAAGTTTACATTTTCTTCCCAAGGCATTGTTGTGGTTTTTTCTATATCTTCATCTGTGAAGATTTCTGTTTTGAATACTCTATCAGATATATGATTTTTGCCCATATCTTCAACTTTCCAACAGTACTCACACTCTGCTGGACGCTCACCCTCTTGCATCATCTTACGCATCTTCTTCTTATGTGGCGTATTATGAATTGCTGATGGATTATCTTCTAGTTCTTCAAGAGGAATCCAATGTCCCGGTGGGTGATGACAACTTGTAGTTTGTCCGTGTCCTAACCAGATAGTTGCATTGTACCACTTAGCGGCACAATACGACTTACTAATTGGATCGATTACTCGTTCCTTGTATAGATGGAGAGTTTCAACTCCAATTCTTCCTCTACCCATATTCTTTCTCCGTTACTAAACTATCATACCAATCTACCATGATAGGGTCAAATGTTGCTCTAAAATCTAAGCCACGTCTTTCATCATATTGTGTGTAGAATGCTTTGAAATCGTGCTGTCTCTTTTTTAATAATTCTTCTGGATGTGGATTGGCTATTGCTTTATCCATGTAATTAATAATACGAGTAACTCTTACTTGTTCTTTATCCCATAAATCTGTTTTTCTTCGTTCATACCATTCCTTTAACTTATTGTTATAGTGTTCTATGACGTGAGTTGGTAACGTGCTAATGTTCTGAAACTCGGGATTATACACTAAGTTTAATGACAAAAATGGCATTTGCCCTCTGTCAAACGATTTACGGAGTCCCAACATATCATCCATTAAATCTGTCAGTGTTCCCAAGCACAACGCATTAATAGTCATCATTACAGAAAATCCCTCTACCTTTGGTTGGGCTAATAATCTCTTAACGTTATTTAACCAAACATCGTAATTCATTCCATGACGAATATACTCTGCTTGTGCTCCTGTTGCCTCGCAACTTGTGAAAATGCTAAAGTTTGGTATATATTGTACAACATCTAATAATTTCTCAAAGGTCTTCTCTTTTTCTGGAACAAGATTTGAGTTAATTCCAACTCGCATATTTCTGCCACGTTCTGGATTATTCTTAAACCAATCAAATAATTTCCACACACTCGTATGCATAATGGGTTCACCACCAGTTATACGTATTTCTTCTAACGTATCTACTAGTCCGCCTTCTTCTTCCCACCATTCCCAAAATGCTTGAATATATGGGTTGTCTTCATCTTTCTTGGCATAACTATCTGCCCATTCAGCAGTACTACTATAATGATTTCTGCTATCTGATGGAAGATTTTTATACGGACCGTTATCTTTAATATCTTTTACCCATGTAGTACTGAATGTAGGTCCACAGTATGAACATGCCATATTACATGCTCTATCAAATGAGATTTCGAGTGTTCGTAAGAACGTGTCATCGTTCCATTTTCTTGTCATTGTGGAATTTAAATCTGTATCGTTGTATTGAATTGTTTTAAATACTCGTTCAGAAATTCTATCTTCGCCCTCGTCTTCTTCATTCCAACACTTATAACATTCTGGTGGTCTGTCACCTTGCATCATCATCTTACGCATCTGTTTCTTATGGGGCGTATTATGAATTGCTGAAGGATTATCTTTCAATTCTTCTAATGGAATGGCATGTGATGCAGGGAGATGGCAACTCGTAGTCTGTCCATGTCCTAGCCAGATAGTTGCGTTATACCATTTTGCACCACAATACGAGGCGCTTTTCGAATCCATAACCCGAGTCTTGTAATCTTTGAATGATTCTTCTGTTTTTTCTTTATCTACCATTGTATTGTTCTTCGTATTCTTCTTTTGCTTCGTTCCAGAAATCTGTCATCTCTGGAAATGTTTCTAAGAAGTTTAAATTTCTGCGTTCATCATATTGGGTGAAGTACTCATAGAACCTTATTAATTTATCACTTAAGTCTTCTGAAGAAAGATTCATGCCCTCTTTAGCCCATGCTAAATCTCGTTCTAGTTTTAGTACTTCATAATTCTTAAAGCCAGTGTACTTGCGACCATATAAATCATCTTCTAATATATGACCTTTCATAAAGTCAATGTTCTCTTGCATGATATCTAACATATCGCCATCTGCTAATTGAATAGTCATCCAATCTGGGTATCTAAGATATGGTAAATCAAACCAAATTCGTTGTCTCTTCTTACGAACAAAAGTTGGATGCTTGAATCCGTTTTTATCTGGTGGTTGAATACTTACATCTTCTTGGTTCTCGTAGCCGAATTCTTCACGCAAGTCTAATATCATTTGTAGAAAGCCACGTAGATTGGGAATACTTAATAAGTTAAATGTGTTGATGAATGAAATCTCAGTGCCAGATGTTTCACTCAATACACGTCTACAGTTTTGATACATCTTATCGAAGTCTAGCCCATCACGCATATATTCTGCTTGTTTGCCTACTCCGTCTATACTAACATATAACGAAAAATGTTTACATGCTGGTGCGACATACCAGTAGTTGCCACTGTCTGGATTAAACTTAGTAGTATCTTCCCACACTCGCACTTCTTCAATTGCTTTCAACTTGTCCATGAACTTATCAAATAACGCATCTTGTGGTGGACACATATTTGATGTTATACTTAAATCTAATGTTGCGTTTGGATTTTCATTAACATAATCCAATACCTTGAACGTATTATTATCCATCAATGGTTCGCCGCCGGTCATACGAAAAACTTTCAAATCTTGATACACATTAGGAAACCATTCCCAGAATGCAGTAATATACGGATTATCTTTCCGTGCAACTTCTAATGGCATCATGCCAGTGCGGCGGAGATAATCTATATCATTGTGACCTGTTTTATTCGAAAATTTAAATGCTCCGTGTTCTTTAATATCATCTTCCCATGCCGTAGATAAATGAGGAGAACAATAAGAACACTTAAAGTTACATGCCTGATTGAAATTGACTTCTACATATCTAGGAGTAATATCATGGTCCCATGGTTGTGTTACAACTTCTTCCCATGCATCTTTGACCCACCACTCACTTGAACGATAGTGTCTATCACTTAACCTGCCACCCTCTGGTGGACTTGGCGCATCTTCAACATTCCAACAGTACTGGCATCCTTCTGGGCGAATACCTTCTTTCATCTGCTTTCGTTCTTCTAGTTTGAACTGTGTGTTATGCAATGCATTTACGTTTGCTTTTAGTTCATGTAATGGAATAGCGTGTGTTGGTGGATGATAACAACTGTGAGTTCGCCCCTGTGGCAAGTGTAGACTTACTTGAAGCCATTTTGCCATACACATAGACGGAGACAATGCATTTAAATTGTCTCTAGTGACAACTGCATCATCGTCATAATTTGACATTATCTATCCCAACCGGTTTGCTTTTCTGTTGCTATTGGATTTTTAGTTCTCGATGGATTATTATAAGTTCTTTTAAAGAATGCCGATACTTCTGGCGCAGGGTCACAAATTTCCATTCCCATCTTATCATTAAGAATATCGCCAATTCGTAAAGCCTCGTCATACAACATATCATAATTCCATTCTGTTCCAGTCCTAGAACATTTTTCATTATCCTTATCACTCTTGCATGTAGGAAGAATTTCTTCTTCGAAATAAGTCTTGAACCAATCAAATGATGAAATGTTTTCTAGTTTGTAGCCATCAACAAAGTTGATATCGTGACATCCTAATCTTGCACCAAAGCAAGCCCAGATACCATTCTCTACATCAGCACCTATATTACACCATGTTAATAATCTTTCATAGTTCTTTGGCCATATTCTTTTTTGAAAGTCTTCAATTGGAACTTGTTTTCCTTCGTCTAGTGACATCTTAACACCTTCACGATATCCTGCACGAAAGGCTTGAAATGGTGAGCCTGCGTTATATACTTCTGAATAGATATTGTTCATCTGAATGTAATTCAAATCCCAACAGAAATCTACTTTCTTTGTTTCGTCAACTGCATTCTCGTGTGTTTCCATTTCTAAAACTAAATCTACTGGCCAACATTTGATTCCACCGTTTCCGTATACTAATCCATTTACCATGTTCTTAGCACTCCAACTAATGACTGAGTGTTCTAAGTCGGTACCTGGTGGGAAAGTAATTTCTAAGTCAAAAAACTTCTCATCAACAATATTGTCGCCATCAATGCTAATAAATCTACTAGTTTCACTTTGTCTTGCACACTCTTTATGTGCGTTATCGAATCCTTTTACTCCATCTACTCTTTTAGCAAATGGGAACTTCATCATTAGATTCGCCCAATGTTCTTCTTTTGCTGGTTCATCGTAACTGATGTAGAATACATCTAAGTCACCAAGAACTAATACTGTTTCTTTCATACTTTATCTCCACGAATATTTGTCAAAATACTTCTGCGTATAAACGCTTATACTGTATTTATTCTCTACGAACTTAACTCGTTTTCCAGTAGACAATAATTCAGAAAATGGAACCTCTATTGTCTTAATTAAAAACTCTGGTCTATCTTTATGAGTAACGAAGAACACGTGGTCAGACTTTCCAGCAACACTTACTAGTTGGTTTGGGTCAATTCCGATACTTTCAGTTAATTTTTCACTCGATTCAAATACCAATTCATCATCTTCCATGTGAATAAAGATATCGGCATCATCTATCGTTAGTATCTTATGTAATTGATTGTCTTTGTTTCTTCGTCTAATATCAACTTTTGTTTTTATAATCTCATATATTAGTGGATTATCTGTTCTGCTTACTATATAATCTGAAAATTTATAACGTCCATCGAGAAATGGTTTAATATCTTCTATCTCAAACCATGCAAACAAATCTTTAGTATCTTGTATTTGATTTGTTATTTGCACGATGTTACTAAAGCCATCAAAATAAACAGCACGACTCGTATTAGTTCTTTCTATAACACTTATCATAGCACTGCATCCTCGAGTTGTTTAATCTTACTGCTGTCCATCCAATTCTTTTCTACATAATGGACAGGTAATGTTTGAGTGAAGTTGCCAATTTTTACTTGTAAATCATCACCCAGTTCACTTGTTATACTCTTAGTCCAGTTACTATCTATTTGATTTTCTGGAATATTCTGGACCATACTTTTCATATGAACGAAAGTAGGAACATCTTTAATATCATAGTCACAAGTTTCTGCTTCGATGTCTAGTAGTTGAATTGCTAGTGCATATGCCACATCAGCACTCATCCAGTTCTGACCAACTCCACTAAGAAACTTATCAAAGTATACATTCCAATGAACCATAATCAACTCAACCATTTTAAAGAATTCGAAAGTTAATTCTGACTTCTTAAAGTAAGTGAAGTTGCTGTATATATTTGGTAGATTTAATTGAGTAAACTTCTTTCTATAATAGTCACTAGTCACATCTTCATTACGAAATGTTTTAACATTAGTGCAACACCAAACATCTTTCTTAGCAAGATAATCCCACCAATGGTCAACACTATCAGTGAATATCATATCACTATCAAGTATAATAGTTTCATCGTATGGAGTCATGTGTGGATATTTCCACTTATTGTTAATCTTCCATTTGTTGCCTTTCGCATCATCGTTCCATGGAATATCAACTATGGCATCAAATGCTTGTATATGTTTGTCTGTAATTAGTTTTCTAGTTTCTTCATCTACGCACACACATAGATTGCTATTCTCTTGTGATGCTTTTAGGCTAAGAGCAAGAGCATAAGACATTTCTAAATAATCAATGTCCTCGCTATTCTGTGCGATAGTTATGTACCCTTTACTCATTTACTTTCTCTCCGTATGATAAAAAGTCATCAATGAATCGTCCTATTGCTTTCTTGTTCATAATATGTAAATCAGTATTTGTGAATCTGGATAGTACGTGGTCGGTTACCCTCTCGGCATCAGCACAATACATAATAATATCATTGCGTGAATTGACTCTAAAGATATCATCAAGGTCAAAACTGTTGTTAAGATAATTTATTGGCAACGACGGAACATCAAACGCAACACTACCATTCAGTATATGTAATGCCATTGAAAATGCAAAATCATTTCTGTATAAATTACCACTACAATTATATAGATAATAATAATACTTAAAATTATATTTTATATGACTAATAATTGTGAATAGATTCTCAGCAAAGTCAGATTTTCTAAAATAAAAAACTGTTGCCCAATACATAGGAATACTAAAGTTATCAAGATATTCTATGTTCTCTTTGTGGCGTTCTGACACATCACGATAGTTACAGTTAATCATAACATCATTAACACTATCCCATACTTGGTCTAGTACATTATTCATAATGAAATAATCACTGTCTATCACCAATGTTTCATCGTATGGTGACAAGTCGTATACATCACTTCTACCCATGTTCTTAAATGATGCGTAGTCGAGTTTATTAGTTGTGTCTTTGAATAGTCTTATATTATCAGGTTGGAATGTGTCACTAATGATTACTCTATCAAAATATTCATTAATTAGTGTTTCATTTGATTCTAATGTTTCTGTGTTAGTTATTAGACAGATTTCATCAAACAATGAAAGATTCTTTCTGGCATATCCAGCACACGCAGATGCCTGTTCAGCGTAGTTGAGATACTCATTATTCTGAGCAAATATTATAATGCCTCGACTCATATTAAATCTCTAGTACTTTTTCTATTTTACGTGAACTTCTTAATTTTTGATATTCGTTGTAATAATCGTTCACAACTTCAAAGTATAGACTTGACACTTCATCAAGAAATTTCTCAGTATTATCGATATGAATTGGTATATTATTTTTATCAAGTAATGATATTTCAGTTTTGCCACTAGACACAACGAAATTCATAAAAGAAATCAGTGATTGGTCAACTGTGAATGAACCACCAGCCGTACTGTAACTTAATAAGTTCTGCGTCTTAACTCTTAGATTATTTTTGTTCAGATTGAACGTCTTCATCGTGTTTGAAAAGTCCAACGCATTCTTTAATCGTTGGGCTGCTTCTTCAGATGATTGTGAGGCTACTTCGTTAGTAGTGTCGACCATAATTTATTCTCCTGTAATAGTATTAATAATACAGTAAAACGCCTTGAAAGTCAAGTCTAAAGAGAAGAAATATGGTAATAAGTTTGTGATTAATATCGCCAACTAACATCTGATGTGCTAGTTGGCGTTAATATTTGTTGAAGTCAGAAAAATCATCTCACAATGATGTTGTTACTGAACTTTATGATGTTACCTTGTAACAACGAGACGACTTATCTGTATCCCGAGTCATTACTTCAATTCTATACTAAAAAATTATAAAGCATCCGTAACAGTACAAGTTGGATTAGTTAAACTAACCGAACTGCCTGCATTTGTAGACTTCAACGAAGCAACTGTTACAGTTGATGTTCCAGGTACAGTATCAGCACCAGTCCAAGACCATGCTCCACCATAACCAGAGCCACTACCTGAACGAGCCACGTGAGCATCGTTTAATATAGTTTTAATGTATATATCGCCACCAGTTACATATGCAGAAACTTGAATATAGTTTGCTGTATAGTCTGAATCATCTGCAATTTCTTTCTTATGTTCAACATAAGAACCAGTTAAGTCACTGTGCTTGTAACGTGTACGTGCATCAACTGAAGTTGAATCTTGTGGTCTTACTGAATAAGTAAAAGTTCCTAGTTCAGAACATAGTTGTTCCCAAGAAGTACCTTGTTGGTTACTTGTTGAATCACTATGTGATGATGTAACTCTAAGTTCACCACCCGCGGCGAACCAAGCGTTTAGATTAGCCTCTGAACCGAATGAAGCACGAACGATTTGTGTTCTTGTACCATTCCAGTTTGATGCTGTTTCTGATGTTTCATTTTGAACACTAGTGTCCCAACCTGAACTATAAGTCCATGGGGCATCGAAACGATTCGTTATGTCTGTTTGGAAAGTAGACGCAACTGAGCCCATTTGAGACCAGTTAACTGTGTTCCCCTCATCTACTGCCGTAAATGGGTTTGATATGTTATAATAATTTGCAAGTTTAGCCGCGGCACTATATAATGAGTCATGATATGCATCATCAATTTGGGCGCCAGCCGCTGGGTTTGCCTGAATTGTATGTGATTGGTTATAACCACCATGCACTCCAGTTCCATTAAGTATGGTATTCATTTGATTTCTCAGACTATTTAAGTCTGAGTTTGTTATTTGTGAGCCTGAAGCCATTGTTATACTCCTCTAAGTTTTAACTAATTTGAATTGTAACTGTATAATCAATTACAATTGTTCTATTTGCCGACAGCAACACGGGATGAAATGTCACATGTGTCAGCATTAATGTTTTTGTTCTATCTAAGGTCGTTGCACCAGAATTGCGTACCCCAGCCAACAATCCAATTTCATCAAAAGTATAGTCTGGTGCTACCACACTATCATTTGCTGGAATCGAACCCCCTACAGCCGTTGCGTAGTCCGCGTGACTTATATTCACACTGAAATTAACTTTTGCTGTATTGTTTGGTACTAGTACCCCACCTATGTCTTGTCCTGGAAAAGACACAGTATTTACTGTTTCTTGTTCGTAGGTTGGTGTATACAACGATGAGTTACTAGCCGTGACTGCTAACTCGTCATATGTAGAATTTACTCTTGGAGACTTATAAGAAAGAGTGGTAGTAGAAACACTTCCACCTTTGCCGAATTGCATCCAATTGATGTGGGGTGCATCACCTGAACTGTTTACACTAGTTGGCTTGCCTGCCATCGCGGAAGCAAGGACATATGCCATGTTTCCTGGATGAATTGCATTTTTCTTTTGTACAAGCACTTCACCACTGTCTTTATCATATATTTTCAGTGTGCCAATTACTTGTGACTGTATTACGTCTTTAAACATGTGTTCGCCTCTTAGAGTGTTTCTTATATTTATCTACTTAATGTATTTATGCGTTTATCCATTTACTTCTATTCTAATAGAATTAATTAGATATTAAAGTATATTATCCAATCCTTCATCGTTATTTCTAACTAATTGCAATGGAGCAAGTACATATACTAGGTCAGCATTCGAGAATGTATATCCTAGACCCGTATACAATGTTCTGTCACTGATTGTCAATGATGTGCCACCAGCCCCGGCTTTTTTATCGTACATCATAAATTCTACGTTAGAAGTGCCTGCTTTCTGTACGGCTATCAATTTTTTATTGGTATCAGACGCACCATCATCAAATAGTGAATGGTCATTTACAACAAGTGTTGTACCATCAAATGATGAAATAGTGCCTGTTGCATCCACATCAATACTATAACCTCTACCATATACATCATACACATAAAATTGTGTTTTGTCAACCGTTTCAGAGTGTGATAACGAAGCACCGTCCGTAACATCTACAATAGCACCTGTGTATGTTTGTAACGTTACTACTGATGATTCTAGTCCGTCAAATCTTACGAATCCAGTATCAAAGCCAGTCGTTCCTGTTGTTGGCGTGAATCTGTTTCTCAGTAATGCGCCTTGTTCATATTCTCCATCGGGAATATCTGTGGTTGCGTTTCCATCGTACAATGGTTCTTCATATCTGCTATGATTTTTGCCAGTTGCAGAATTAGTAGTACCAAAGCCCAAAGTAAGATTCATATTCTCTGCAATCGTAGTAGTGGAATTCATTGATTCTGCTGTTGAATGAATTCGCTTAATTTCTCTTATCTTAGCATGGTATGGTTTAGTCTCTCTAATATATTCTAATACATCTGCTTCACTATCTCTTTGATAGACTGCATGTTGTTTTAAATCTCTATTATATAAATTCAAATCTATATAACTTGTCTTAAACAACCAAGAAGGATATGTTTTCTCTGTATACAAATAATTAATCATAGCGAAGAAGATGTCATTAATAAATGAAACATCAGGATAATCTTCAATCATATTCATTAATTCGTGAATCTGAATTCCTACTGCATTGTTGTAATAAGTGTCATGTCCTGTTTCTGGATACACAAGACTATCTAACGACACATTCAAAACACTATTACTTCTATTAACTAATTTCAATGCACCATTATGTTCGAAGTAATATTCGTTATGTGTTGGTAATTTCACCTTAAATGAGTTCACTCCGTTTGCATACTCGGCAAGCATATCAAAATTAGTCGTAGTCGATAGATACGAGAAAGCATCTATTGTCTTATAATTATCATTTAGATACCAATCACTTAGACTAAAAATAATATCATCAGTGTCTAGGTATTGAGTATAGTTAGAATACAATGCTGATAGCATTTTCTTGCTCATTGTGTTGTTTATAATTGAAGCAAAGTTACTTTTAGCCCTAGTATTGTTTGAGAACCAATTATCTGTTTTACTTTCTACTTTGTAAACTCTTAATATGTCTTCAGCCGCCATTGAATGTGCTGTTCGAGATATCTTCAAGTTAGAATAACTGGCTGTACCATCGCCGGTTCCTACTCCTGTTGCTGTAAATACTGTGTGAAGATCGTTATCATCGGCTCCGATTAATGTGAAGTCTGTTGTTCCTACTGTTTTTATCTGATATTCTTTTCCAATCTCAAATGAGCCTGATGTTGTAGTTCCACTTTCAATTGCCAAATAACTTGCATTTACAGTAATACTACCTTCGCCAGTAATCTTGCTATTGGTCGTAACTACGATAGCATCAGTTGTTAAGTCACCAATCCAGTCAACTCGAATATATGCGTGGTTGACATCAGTCAGTTGTTGTGCTGTAAGTTTTGTCGCATATGTTTTTAATATTTTAACATTAGAAACAGATTCAGTCATATCATTTAAGAATTTCTTAGGAACAACGTAATCTGAAGCCTCTGATAATAATTCCCAATCAGTATTTCCTTTACGAAGTCCAGTTTCTTTTTGGTAATGTAATGTTGTGCTTATAGTTTCGCTATCATATGATGTAGCATTATTACTAATAATCGCACTTGATGTGCCAACTGGTAAGAATTTATTTTTAGGTCCTTCAGAATTAATCAACATCGCAATTTCTTTACAGTCATCGCTATCAGATGCCCAATAGAAATAATCGATAACTTCTTTATCTGCTATCTCATCATAATACTGCTTAGAATTGTATGATGCTATTGATTCTGGTAATATTCTAGATTTTGTCCATTTGTTTACAACTACTTCTGAACTTGCTACTAATCTACCCCAATATTTCTTCACATAGTTGACATTTAAGTTTCCATTAGAATCACCATAATCATTATATCTATAGAATCTTGCTAAGTCTGTGTCCCACCATATCTTGCCTAGTTTTTCATCTAACCAAATATCAGAACTATCAGTTGTGTCGTAACTTGCAGGATCATTCCATGTAACATATTCTAATTTAGAAACAATTGTTCCAGGCATTTTTAAGTTAAGTGGGTCGTATAGTTGGTGATTAATAAAGTTTTCACCATCTTGTACTATTAATCTTTTTGTTAAATCTGTATTGATAGTCTTTGATTGTCTAGCATGTATTGAAAGTAATCCTGAGTCATTTCTGTCAAGAACTGCCCATCCCGAGGCATTCCAATCATCTGCCCATAATTTACTTTTGCTGTTTAGCCCTATCGCATTGTAGAATTCCGTCCAATTTGTACCATTAAACGTAGGAGTAAATCGTACTGATTTCCAAATCATTGCTTTGAAATTAGCACTACTCGTTACGTTTGAATATTCTAATGAAAGTCCTATTTTGGTTAATATTGCACTGCTTGTTCCAACAAATGACATACTTACGTTATCATTAGTGAATATCATTCTACCATCACTTGACACTTTGGCAACTACTGAAGTTGCACCGGTCACTTGAGAGGCGAATGCCAATGCACTAACACTCACAACTGAAGTGTTAGAATATGTGCCAGCAGTTATTCCTATATCCGAAAGAGGATTACCTGAAATGTTACTAGTAACTATACTACTTTCTGAACTTGTTATTAGTACCTGTCTATCTGATTTTGTTGCTGTAGTTGTTGATGTTTGAAACACTTGTGCGTTTAAGTCAGAAACTATTTTATCTGTGGCATCAATTGCAATTGATGTTGTTGAGAATCCTAATCTACTCATGGCACTCGAAGTCACCTCGACTATATCTAGGTTATGATTTGTACTTGTTATTTTAATTGCGCCACTCACAACAGTCGCAGTCACTCCTTGAATATTCATTGCATTTATTTGGGAGACGACACTTGCTGACGTTGGATTATCATTTGCAGTGTATGTGCCTGCTGTTATTCCTAATTCAGTTAATGCTGTTCCAGAAATAATCATTGAAGTTCCAGCACTTGTTATTGTCATACGATTGTCAGCACCAACATTACATGTGATATTAGTTATTGTATTAAGTTCGGTTGCTAAGTTATCTAGTTTATATAAGTTTTTAGAGCCAGTTGTACTCAATCCTAAATCATTTAAGAATGAACCAAGTAGAATTAAAGATGGCTCAGAGGTTGTTAGATTTAATGCACCCGATGAATCTAATGCAGTTACTGGCACTGCTGAAGAGTTGATAATATCAACAATGTTAGTAAGTGTACTACCACTTGCAATCTCTACTTGTGTTCCATTAATATTTAAATATTCGGCTGATGACGTGGTGGCTGTATAAGCAGTACCAGTAGCACTCAAGTTTGCGACTGTCTTTGATACTCCATCAATAACAACAGTATTTCCTGTAGTCGATGGCGAAGTTCTAGTAGCAGTTGAAGTTAGTGATATACTCTGACTTCCAGCATAATCTACCGTTAATGTATTCCCGTCTATTGTTACTTGGTCACCATGGGTCGAACTAAATGACCCCGTTGTTGTTGCAACCGTGCCAGAGAATGTGACTGTAGTATTTGTGCCATTCTCAACTAATCCACTGCTGTTGTAAATAACAAATCTTGCTTGTTCGCCCTCAGATACTGTTGGATTTGCAACTGTGCCTAGTATTGTAATACCAGAAGCAGATGCACTAGCCGGTGTGTAAGAAACACTAGTACCATCAATAATTAATGTATCACCATTAGCAATCGTAGGATTACTCACTGTGGCAATGGCTTCTACGCCCGAATCTGCATTAGTTGGGACAAAGATACTGTTAGTTGTTGCTGAATCTATCTCGACAATTAAAGGTTCGAAGTCTTCTTCAAATACTAGATATTCGTAAATAGTAGCACCATTTACTAATTTTGTGCCGTTCGAAGCCAGTAAGTAATATCCATCTATAGTAGGATCTATATCATCACTGCTTATTTTTATATAAATTGCTTTGTTAACATAAGCAGAGTCTATCGCAGTGAGCATTCCAATATAAAGTTGATTATCAGAAGTTTCGCCAACATAACTTATTTCTGCTACTTCACTCAGTCTAACTACATCCCAATCTCGGTCTGTGTCGAACTGGACCCATGCTGTGTCTCCTTCATAGAGTGTCGCTGTCGTTGATAAATCTGTCAATGAACTATGAGTACTAGCAATGTAATTTACATCTGCCGCATCAACATATCCTGTTGTTCTTATTGCTATTTCATTTTTTGTAGTATTAGTAAGAAGTGGAGTCGTACTAGTATATTCTATCAAGTATGGATTAGTAATCATATCATTGACCACTACGTCTTTAGTCATTGTGAAATTGGATGATACGTGTCCATAATCACTTAGTTTAATTGCCCATATATCAGCGTGTGCTATATTCTTAAAGTTTCCGTTATTGTTAATAATTTTATCAATACTAGAGTCTGTTCCTTTGTGAGATAAGAATCCTTTATAAAATTCTAATTGTGATTCTCTTTCAATTCCGTGATTTGATAGATATGCTCTAGTTGTATATCCGTAATGATTTGATTTCAATTTGTTAATAACTGATAATCCCTGGTCAACAAGAGTGTTTCTATAGTGACGAGTTTCTTCAATCATTGTGTCGAAGTTTGGTATTAATTGGTTGTCATTTACAAGATAACCATCAACGGACATAGTTCCGTCCCAATCGACTGTTCTATTACAATCAATTTGCATTCTAAGATTTCTAGTATGAGTGTGTGGATCATATATAATATCTCCATAACTATCTATTCTGTCAACAACAAACGCATGTTCGATATCTCTTATATCCACCTTTATTCCGTAAACAGGAACAGTGCTTGTGAATGATAATCTCGACCCATCTGTGTGAAAATTTAGTTCAGTATTTGGTATAAGTCTGCCAGAAGCATCTACTACTCGATAGTAGTTCTTAAAGGTTTCACTAGAAACACTTGCAACACCGTAAGTTGCATCGAAACTACCACCAGTCAGCAATGGAGTAAGAGTAATAAAGTCTCCAATATCATGTTGCTCTGATTGCCATTCTAAAAATTTATTTAATAAGTTTTCCCAATTTATAACATCTCCAAATTCATCTGAGTCTGTAAATTCCCATCCTACTAATTGAAGATAATGCTCATATCCCATTAATAAATGAGCAACATCATCTACTGAATTTAGAATATCACCGTAGTTATAATTCTTTACAGTGTCGTCTACTAATTCTTTATAGCCCTTTGCCTGCACTTTGTTTGTTGTTGGCCATTCTGTTACTGGCTTCCAATCTTTGATGTTATCATCGAATGTAACTGATGTGTGATTTGTAAGACAGACATAAGGAGTGCCCTCTCGTAATATATAAGAATCTAATCTGTAATATTCTCCAGCCTGCCATTCTGTTAAAGTAAGTTTGTCACCTGCGGTTGAGAATGTTTTCTCACCACTTGCTTTGTCCCATGCCATTGAGTAGAATGTAGGATTAATCTCATCATATCCGTGTACTCTGAATCCGAACTTGTTAGTTTTTGGTTGTGATATAAGTGTCCAACTTGCATAATCAAAAGTAATTGCGGCGGCTGTTTCTTTTGCTGATACTCCATCTATTTTTCTTTTATAGTACTTATTGTCGCCAGTGTTTAAAACAACAAGTCCTTTGTAATAAGTTGATACATTGCCAAGAGCATATACTGGATGTGCTTTGTCTAGTGATACTTTTTCTATTACAATCGCACTAAAGAATTCACTTCTATTTGGTACTCCTGCATGAACAACTAAGTCATAGTTGTCAGTCGGCAATTCAGTAAATCTACTATTTGATAATGAATTGTTTTCTGATTGTAGTTTGAAATTATTAACAAACCCGCCTAACTTTGAACCCAACTTAAATGAATAGTTAGCCTTATCAGCAACAACTAAACTTGTATCGATACCTTCATTTTTATTAGAATAGGTAATAATATTTCTTATCTGTGTGCTATATTCGTATATAACTTTAAAAGGATTCGACAATAACATCAACATGAATTCAGCAAAAGCAAATTCACTACTTCTTGTCCATGCTAGTTCAACTGGTGAATTATCACCAAATTCCCATGCTTGGTCTGCCAATGCAATATCATCTGGAGTAAATACCCCACCAAAGAACAAATCGGTTGGTGACTTTAAGTTTCCTGCTACATCAACTGGCATCTGACATGTTAAAGAATTTGATCCTATTAATGTATTCCAAAATGATTGTTGTGTGTAATCTGACCCATACGTTGAATCAAAATTTGTTGGTTTCTGTGATAATTTTATTGCTTTCCATGGCTCGGTTAATGGTCTATCTGTTCCATATTCGTGAAATAGTTGTCCTCTCCAATGTCCAGCGAGTGTATCGTTCTTTGCTCTATAGTTCCAAGTTTTGTAATCGGCAGCATCATATGAATCATTATCTAAACTGTCTATCTCATTTCTCATCATCCATTTCTTAAAGAAAGGATACATGGTATATTTCTTTTCACCTGTAGAATAATCAACACCTGCTGTGTCATATAATCCATAATTCATACTATCAATCTTAGCAGTAGTATTATCTGATAAATTATTAAAGATTAAAGTTTCAAATGCAAGAAGTATGGTATCTATTCTTGTCTCATACGAAGGAATCAGTGAACCATCGTGTCCTTGGATAAATGAAACTGAGGGACTATATCCCACATCTGTAATAACTTGCGGAGAATATGCCGGAGCAATTCCTAATGATGTTGCACTTGGTGGGATAAAAGTTTCTTTTATATTAGTATAATTTCTAACAGTCAATATGTCATTTGATGCAAGTGCAGTTGTCAAAGTTATTTCTGTGATACCTGTATTTAATGTGTAATCTATATTTAATCGTTGAATTACACCATTTCTAATAATAACTAAATCTTTTTTGTTATCTATTGTATCATTAAATGTCGGCACAGGTCGAGTCAACGCTCCCGCAACAACAGAAACAGCAAGTTCTTCGTAATGAGAATGATTCTCACCAAAGTTCAACATAGAACTGTCTCTGAAAATACTCACACTTGAATGTTTTCCAAGAGAAATAGTACTAATTGCTTCTTCTAAAATTTGTAAATCAGATTTCGTTGTACTCGCACTTGAGTTTAAAATAGAGATAATCGTAGTTAATAATTTATTTTTATATCCGCTATATGCACCTGATAAAAATTCTGTTGCTTTGATAGGGTCGTAGTCATCTCGTGTTAATGCGAAGTATGCCTCTTTGATATCAATCGTGTTTCGAATAAGTATACTACCTTGGGCGGCGTATCTTAACTTATCTGTGTTTGTGCCAATATCTCTATAATTATTATTAGCAATTGAACTGCCAGTTAAACCTGATACAGTTTCTATGATTCTAATAAAATGTTCAAAAACAAGAGAGTATGACAGTTCGGTGTTAACGTATGATTTATTGTCTACATTATATTCAACTGATGGGTCAATACGTTGAAATACAGTTTGTCCGTCGTATACAACTGGAGTATCAGTACAGTAATCAACATATATGTTGCCACTGATTGTGTCATATGTTGCGGTTCCAGTTCCTGTTCCTACACCAGTTGCTATAAATTTTGTACCAACATTATTATCGGCTGCACCAATTGAAATGAAGTCAGTGTCACCTGGTACTAATATAGTATGTTGTTTGTTGGTAACAATTCCATCTGCGAAAACAGTTGTAGTATTACCAGTGCCATCCATTGTGAGTTTGTCTGTAGTACTACTGTATGTGTAGTTTCCTATTTGTTTTTGGCCATCTACATACAAGTCGATTGTATTAGAATTCTTAGGAGTCTGTAATAATTCAAGTTCTGACATTTTTACAGTGTCGCCCAATTCTTGTCTTAGATTTCTATAATCAAATGTTGACGTGATGTATAACTTTTTATAACTTGCGTTTATTTTATATGCTGAAGTTTCTGGCAAAATTATCTTAAATACATATTCACTTTGATAATCTCCAGCCTTCAATTTAGGCTTGAATCCCAATTCAGTGTCAGTTGTATATCCGCTGCCAGTTACATAATGAAATATTTCTGAATCTCCATCTACAATATAATCGTTATTAGAGTCATATGTTTTGAATTTAGGAAATTCAATCTCAGATGCTGGTGAGGAATCACTCAACTCAAGATACTTATCAAATTCAATAATAGGTCTTAATGCTTGAGATATTAAAGTAAAGTTAGCGTCTGTAATTAGGGATTTAATGTCATCATAATGATACCAAGAGTTATTATCACTCCATACATCTAAATCACCTTTGTCGATCGTGACATAATGTTTTTTCGTTGAGCCCGTGATTGAAGCATCAAATCCAGGAGATACCCAGTAATACATGCCATAATTGACGAACTTGTCTAAGTCTATTGGTAATTGAACTGTTTCTAAAGTACTCTTAAATAATCGTCTATGGTCGTTTGTTAGTGCGCCTTTATTATATAATGCATTCAGTAAGTCATCATAGAATACATTATCCGTTGCGTCTGTATTTGTAAATGTTGGTTCTAATCCGTAATTATCTCTTGCATACGACTGCGATGGGAACGAAAGATATACATCATTGTTGTTATATATTCCCTTTTCTTTTCTACCAACAAACGCCTTGGTCTTCTCCATTTCACCTACAGAAAACACGCGGTCAAGGGTCGTTTCAAAAACTGTTTCTAACTCACTGTTCTTTAGATGTCCTGGTAAAAAGTCATAAATCTTCTTTGCCATGTTATTCGCCTACTAATTCAGATTGTAATAATTGTGTGATTATTTTCACATCACTTGATGTTGTTACTGCCATGAAGATTTCATTCAAGGCACACGAGATGCTTAATAAGTTTGTAAATGTATTCGAGGCATATTTTGGTGTAATAACTACACTTGAAATATAATCGCCAAGTTCTTTATGAAGATATGCCGCTAGTTCTGAGAAATAGAATGTGTCACCAAATTCCCAATTATCAATTACAAAGTATTCGTTTACTTTCGTAGATACTGCGGTCTTAATTTCACTATCAGTGTATCCTGCTCCTACCTTCTTAATAACTTTAAATACTGCTTGATTTTCTGCCTTAGCGTATGAACCAAATAGATATTTAAACTGAACTGGAATATAAGCAAGATGGTCAGCCATGGCTGCCTTTGGTTCTATAGTTTCCATTATTTTCGCCAATTCATAATTGTTAGGTGGGGTTGGAGTAGTTGTTGTGAAATTGTTGGCTTTCCATTTGTTTACATTTCTAACGTAGTCTGCACTTAGGACATACATATCAACGATATTGCTTGTACTCGGATCTATTCTCTTATCTAAGTCAGCATAATGCTCCCATCTAAAACTCGAAAAAGGATCTTCAGTAAACGATATTCCCTCTAGTACTCTATATTGTGTGCCGCGATAATGAATTCTTAATTTATCTCCATCCATATCGTTATAGTCAGCGGTGCCAGCGGCTACTTCTGTCGCGGTTCCAGGTGTTATCTCATTCCAAGTGCCTGCTTCTTTTTTCCACCAGGCTGGTGTTGTTGTATTATAATATAGCGTAGCAGTACTCGGCACATTAACTACTAGAGAGGCTGAAACTGCATAGTTTGAGGCTCTTTCATAATCTACAGAATCAACAGAATATTGTTCCATTACAATGCTATCGTTCGTTGGAATAGTTTCAAGCACAGCAAATGGATTATCATTTGTATCTGAAGTCAGTAGTTTAACTTTTGTATTATCTACATATCCCGCAGGTGTTATGTAGTCATCATAAACATGTGATGCTAATGATTTATATATTATCTCTTGATTCTGACTACTAGTAGAAATACCAAAGGTGGCTTGAACTCTTACTGAGTAAGTTGCCAAGTCTGCAAGTGTTGTGGTTGTACCTATATATACATCAATAAGATCGTTCACTGCAACTGCATGTGTCCAAAAATAAATTGTATAACCATTGACAACACCAGTAGTAGATTCAACAGTCACATGTTTATTGTCAATATAAATTCCATTTGTATCTTGAAGTAATATGTTAGTGGTAGTAAGAGCAGTCGCACTTATTACAGAAACTTCTCCATAAGCATATTGCTTGAAGAAGATGTCATTATCTAGATAATTAATTCCAGCAGAAGTTGGACCTGAGTCCGCCTCTGATAAAGTAAAAGTATAGTTATCTGTGCCTACATCATGTACAGTAACGAGAGTTGTTTTTTCTACATTTTCATCTTCATCTCTCCATTTAAAATTACCAGTACCAGAGGCAGCGGCAAAATAAGTATTTGATGGATCACCTTTAAATCCTAAGGTAGTCAAATCTGAGCCAGATCTTGTTGTGTACGCCTGGGTTGCGGCGTTGGCAGAATCATATCCACCCAAAAACCCAACAGCGCCAGTAGAGACGTTATTTTCTGGTGTACCGAGACTCACAGAAACATCATCCTGCACAGTTGAAGATTTAACTTTGTAATTTGCTAAATCTGTTACTGACATTCCGATAGTCCATTCAGGCGTAACACCTATTTTAGAATCAGCCGCTGGACTTGTAATTGTAAATGTTGAAGGAGAAGCGTTTGCATCTAGATACCATTCGTTGCCGACTGGTGATACTAGATAATGTTTATAAGTTGTTCCAGCAGTTATGACATCTTCAGTTAATGCATAAGTGGCTGGTGCTCCAGTATATTTGTAAATTGCATTAAATGTAGCACCTGTTCCGCCATCAGTTACTACTGTTGATATAGGCGCTTGCCCCACTGTAATAGGATCATTATACGCAGTGCCACTACCAGAAGACGCAGACGTAGATAAGTAATTAAAAAATATTGTGTCTCGTTTAGATAAATTCGTTTCGTTGTCAATTACATTAGTAGTGTTGCCGTAGAAAAACTTGACTTGGTCTCTGCTTTCAAATGCTACTTTTTTACCAGTAAATGTTGCAGTATATTCTGCTTCATTGTCTCTGATTCCAGACTTATAAGTAAACAGAACACTAACGTCGGCAGGCATTGCAGTACCAGTTCCTGTGCCAGTGCCACTATTAGTTGCAGTACCAGTTCCTGTGCCAACTCCTGTTGCTGTGAACTCTTCTCCAATATTGCTAATACTAGCACCAACTAATGTAAAGTCTGTTGTGCCTACTGTTTTTATTGTATATTTCTCCCCTATCTCAAATGCACCTGCAGTTATATCTGTTCGAGTTGCTCTGAATTTTGTACCAACAACACTGTCAGTAGAGCCAATTAATGTAAAGTCTGTTGTGCCAGCAGATACAATAGTATATTCATTGGGCACCAAAAATGCACCACTAACGATTGGCACTTGTGTTAAACTCCAATTCCAAGTTGGCACTACAGCAGGCGAAACGATTGTGTATGTATAGTACAAAGTAAACGATGACGAATCTAAATCGACTTTAGTCTTTATTGCATTTTTCTCAACATCTGTGAATTTAGTTCTAAATCCCCTTACTAACGTTTTTATTGTTCCTACTTCTGAAATAAACTTACTTAATGTATAATCTGTTCCACTTACTGTTTTCACATCTGCCCAAATAGTTGTTCCAGAGGTGGTGAGCAATTCAATAGTATCTCCTATATATACTGTTTTTATCATTGACGTTGATGATATTTTAGTTCCATCTGTTGCACTAATTGTGTACGCCTTGTTAAGTGATGTATGAACTACTTCAGTGGTATTATTTTCGTTCGTATGAAGAAATTTATTTAAAAGACTTGGATGTTTTATTACACTTGATATTTCGTTTCTTACAAAATTATCACTGTTTCCTTTTGCTCTGTTATAACTTAATGAAACTGATATCGGTTCATCTTCAACAAATACACTACCATCAGAACCTGTTATACTCAAGTTAGAGTGGTGTCCTAGAACGTCATCCATCTCATAGAAACGTGAGTTGCCAGCGAAAGAAGTGTTTACTGCTTTAACTTTATTGACAACATTATTTCCAAGAGTGAGAGGATATACATTATAATCTTGTGCATTGACCATTCTGTCTTGTGCGTAATAACTTCTTGGTGCGATTCTACGTACACTCGTGTATGTTTCGCCTGAAAAGTTCTCACTAAAATCTTTTGTACTACTAATTGTCATTGACAATCTATGTGTTCTATCATCGCTACCTATGTATGGAATTGTTATAGTTGTATTAGTAATGTCATTCGCATTTACAGAGAAATTAGCGTTGTCGGCCGTTCTATACCATGCTCTGTAGTTGCCGACTGCCGCATTACCAAATACGCCATCTGGATAATGAAGTTCTATTCCATTGTTGTCTATAGAATTAACACTTACGAGGTCACCAGAACCAGTTCGCAAACTATTATAGATTGCTGTTTCTCTTGTTTCGTTGTCTACTTTTGTTACACTTGATACATAATTTCTATTTGAGTCTATCTTTTGAATCCATACATCAGAATTAGATATATTACTTTCATTTATTGATTCTATTCTGTTTGAAATTTGAGTATTATAAGTGAAGTCTTCAAATCCTAATGAGCCTGCAACTGCGTAAACAAAGAATCCAGTTCTGTCACTTGCAGAACCTAGATTGTCGTTTCGATTAATAATCGTAAAGTTGTTCTCTAGTCTTGGCTCGTCTTCGTATATTCTTGTGCTAACTGTGTCGAATGCTACACGAACTGTTTCGAAACTTCTATTTCCACCATCAATATCACTAGAAAATTTGTAGTTTACACTTTTTGATTCAGAGTCTTCATTAATTTCATACAAAGAGTGACTCACTTCTGCGATTGTCAACTCAGATGTAGGATTCTGAATTTTAGTAGTAGCAGAGAAAGAAGAATTTAAAATACTGATAAAGTTTTCATACCAATCTATGTCGTTACTGTCATTCCAGTTGACAGTTTTGCCAGCGAGAGAGACACCTAGATTGTCATAGACATTTTCGTCAGTTGACACACTAGTAATCTTCATAAAGCCTTTTGCGTTGATTGGTCTAGTTTTGTTGTAACCTAACGTCTTTGCCATTTGTAGAATACTCGCTCTACGTTCAGCAGTATCCATGAAGTTTTCACGGGTGTTCATATCTAATCGATATGATAAACTATGTCCCATATAAGCAACTAAGTCTAAAATTGCAACAAATTCTGAACTTGCGATGAAGTCATTAAATTTATCAGGATAAGTCTGAACCGTGTATGCTAGTAGGGCTTCTCTAATCGTATCGAAGTCGTATGCTTTAAGACTAATGTTGGTGAATGCAGTATATACTGCTGTCCAACTTTCACTTGCAAATAAATTGTCTGTACGTTCTTGGCTCATATTATTCTCTCTATTATTCTCTATCTAAATCGATACTTAATTCTACTGGCTCATTTGATGGCAGTATTTCAAGTTTCACTGTTGCATTTATTGTATGGTCAGAGTCTGTTATATCAATACTAACAAAGTTACATCTCGGGTCATCTTTTATAATATTTGTTAAATCTTCTTCAATCAAATCAGTAGTTTCTTCAGTTAGTGGCTCAAATAACATATCATGTATAATCGACCCATAAGTAGGTAACATTACTCGTTCACCTCTTCGAGTCATGATATGATTCATAAGGTCTTCAATCACCAGTTCTTTATCAAATAACTGATGATTTATTGCATTTCTATTTTTTGTACTAAAACCCGTGAATGTTGGCATAACTTTATTTTCTCTGTAGTTTATATCTAAGAGTATTTATCTTCAGGTAATATTCGTAGTTTTAGATTGACAAATGGACAGAATAATGTTATGATAGTATATAAATAACATTAGTAATCACAACAAGGATAATAATTCATGCCAAATTTAGTACCAATGGTCGTTGACCAATCAGCAAATGGAGAGCGTAGTTACGATATTTTCTCTCGTTTATTAAAAGAAAGAGTAATATTTTTGACTAGTGAGGTAAATGACTATCAGGCAGACTTAATCTGTGCCCAATTATTGTTCTTAGAAGCAGAGAATCCAGAAAAAGATATTCATTTTTATATCAACTCTCCTGGCGGGGCAGTAACATCTGGTATGGCAATATATGATACCATGCAGTTTATTAGTTCGGATGTTGCTACTACAGTAATGGGACAAGCATGTAGCATGGGTTCGTTACTTGCACAAGCAGGTGCTGAAGGTAAGAGGCATGTCCTACCAAATGCTCGTACAATGATACATCAACCTAGTGGTGGTGCAGGAGGCCAGGCAACTGATATGAAGATTCAAGTTGATGAAATTATGAAAATGAAAGAAAGATTAACTCAAATCTATGTGAATCATAATTCTGCTGGTAAGACATTTGATGAATTAACTGAAGCAATGGAGCGAGATAACTTCATGTCAGCAGAAGAAACTGTTGCGTATGGTTTAGCAGATAAAGTTATAAACAGTCGTTAAGAGAAGCCAGGTACGTAACTGAACATCTTGGCAGTTTTGATTTTTTGTTGAGCCAGTTTCTCGTCTACCTTGCCGTTCTTCATTATTGATGATTGAATTTCATCTGTCACTGAATACCAGTCTTTTGCATTTATGAGTTTAACAATTGAACTATTTTCTATCGTGCTAACTCCTTCAATAAAGAAGTGATACAATAATGCATCATAGTGTGGTTGTGATATTTTTACTTTAATGAATCTTTCTAATACGTTGCCAATGTTTCGTAACTGTTTTTCTAAGATAAAATCAGCCATTCCTTTCGTTATCTTTTTTCCTACAATATCTATACGAGTAGATGAAACCGTGATATATCCGTAATTTATCTCAGTATCTGATATCTTATAATTGTACCCAACTAGATTATCTTTAACAGTAAGTGTGGGCGTATTGTCTAATATTATAGCCTGTTTACTCACAGATGAGAACGACAAATCTTTTACATCATTCATATCTACTCTTAGATGAGAAAGTATATATGTTGGTTTATCATTTACGTCATATCCTGTTCCTAGAAATGTACCAGATGAAGTTATGACATGCAATGGCAATTGTATGTAATTTAATAATGAACCTTTTCGTTTGTCGTATATCATTATTTTAATCCTGACTTTGTTAGTCCATCATCACTAGCGGCTGCTATTGCAAACGCACTCGTTGATAGTTTTTTTGCTTGTGGTCTTATAAATGGTTCATGTGTTGGCATAGCAGATACAATCGTATCTTTTAGTTCAGTAGTCTCTAAGTTTTGTACATCTGGCATTGGTGGTCCAACTAAAATAATTTCAGATTCGGGAGCAAGTGGACCATTTAAGTCTAAGATGCCTCCAGTAGTTACTACACAATTAACTCCAACATTAATATTCATTGACGATTCACTTTGTAAAAATTGATTTCCTTTGCTTCGTAGATGTAATTCTTTATCTGTGTTAATTTTAGTAGTGCC